ATGTATATTCTACTTGTGGCATCCGAGATACTATAAAATTGCTCATGTGGCGGGATGTACACATTAGGAAGGTCAATGAGGGCCATTGAATCTGCGCGTTCTTCGCAAACATCAATCATACGCTCAGTGAGGCTATCGTTAGTTAATCCCGGTGCTACTAAAAGATTCATATCGATTTCTTCAGGATCGGAAATCATATCAATTGCTCTTTTCCAAGTAGCATATACATAACTGTTATCTTCTGTAGAAGTGGGAGATAAAGCTCCGTTATAAAGCGGATCTGGTTTGAAGATATCAAAACCATCAAAGCCACCCCAAAATGGGGCAGTAAATTTATTGTATCCAGCGTTAAGAATATCTGTGTACGAGCCTGAAGTCTTGGAGTCTCCTAACTTACGCGAACCAGACTGATAGCCATAGTATGGGGTAACATCATCAAGCGAGAATACGTATGACCACCCATCAATACCATTTGTACCATGTTGCGTAGTCGTCGGATCGGTACCGCCGTAGCCCGCATATGGCAATCTGTGGAAATCGGATACGCTACGATCTGGAACATTTTTATCTGCCTTAGCGTTAGAGCTAAAGCCAAAATATGCACGTTTAGGGTTTCTAAGTCCGCCGTCAGAGGCAGAAATTCTGAGAGAAGCGCTTGGGAAAATTAATGAACCGGTTAAGGACCCGCGCGCATAAGCTGTCGCAGGGACTGTGCCGGCGCCTTCGGAGCCAACAGCGCCAGATAAGAACGCGGTGGCTGCTTGATTTTGGTATATACCTGCCCCATTCTCTTGCGACCCAAGAGGTGCAATGACGGAATTTTTAGTAACAACAAAAGTGCCCAAGCCTTTTGCAGCCGCTGTGTAAGGTAGGCCAGAACCTGTGATTCCTGTAATATTACTTGGTTTTGGCGGTCCAAAATAACCAAAAGGTAACAGCTCAGGATAACCAGTGGAACCATTTTCAACATCTTCGTTCATTTCAACATAGATGTATTTTGATTGATTGGGATAATCTCCATATTCTCTGTTTCGTCTTTCGGTATCATTCCATTCAATATAACGACTACCAATTTTACGAGCAATGTAGTCTGGAGATGATGGATCTAAATTACAGCGGTCAAATCTCTCAAGAACTACCACATTTGCATCTGTATCATATAAATCACGTATTACTACTGAAAAGGAGCCATACGGGTTTGAACTTGGTGTCGTTGATTGTCTAACTTTTTCAATTGAAACTTTGCAGTTTTTGTGCAACCATTCGCCATGTCCTCTTCCAACTAATCGGAACAGTTTCTGCATATTTTCAGGCTCATAAACACTGCTAGCTCCCATATCTTGACCAATAAACCAGCCGGCTACAGCCTCGCTTGAAGCTTGTCCTTTCATTTTGCTTGGGTTTATGGTAGAGTCATTGTTACCGAGCGGAACAAGTACGCCTTTTTTGATCCCGGCAGTATGAAGACCTTGTTTACGAATCGCTTGGTCAAAAGATTCGCCAAGCCAATAATCTTTTTTGCTGGCTTCTGGGAAAAAGCTACTTGCGTTTGTCCCAGCCAATTGTGGATTAGTGTTAAATTTTCTGCGTAAGAAGTTATCTGATGTATCATCCAGATTGAATCTCACTTCTTCCTGAAGAGTCGTACCCGAAACAACAATTGTAAAAAGTCCGTCGCCGCCGGTTTCAATAACGGTGTGTGTACCCATAGCTTCCTGAGTTGCTGCAACTCCGCCACCAACGTACGCGTTTCCACTTAGAAACATTTGCCCTTTATTAAGATACCATGTGGCTGCATGATATCCATTTCCTATGTTTTGCACAGCGGTACCAGAAGCAAATACAAACAACCCGTACGCGCCACCGTTGGTAGCCGCTGAGGTTGAAGGTGATTTCTCGATATCCCATCCAGCTGCAGCATCTCCGCCTTCAGCATTGCCGGCAGTGGTCTGCTGTCCTAATAATCTAATGAAGGTTACGGGGGCCACTCTTGAGTCAAGAAAAGCTTTAGCAGCGTATGTACCATACATCGGTGATTGGCGGTTTCCATCTTTGTAGACATCTCCGCCGCCTTGGCCGGCTACTGTGTCGCCATATTCAGTCACGAAATCGGAATACGAATTAACCTTGACTGGGGTCATGGCTAACCCACGAGTTGATCTTCCAATAATTACTGGACCAATTGCATCTGGCTGGCTTGGAATAAATGAGTTATCAATCTCATTAATAAAGACGCCGGGGGATACAAACTTAAAACTTTTAACTGACATTCTACGTCCCTCTTGATGATATAACGTTCTTAATGCTTACGCAATCAAAAATAAATAGTATTTTTAATCCCAAACACACTTCAGGAAGTGTTTTATGAGCCAAAAAAGTCTTCTGCACCCGGTAACGAAGTATGTTCTCGTGGGAATGACAATTCTACAATGTTCTCGTCTACACGCACAATGGGCCTGTCGTCGTTTTCACCCTCACCCATTAAATAGCCTAAAACTCTAATGTTAATTTCGGATGTAAACATTCTCATCTCTTCTTCTAAATTAGACACATTATTGTTGTGTGTAAAGCTTTGATCAATAAATGCCTCATAAGAGTGCCCATTTCTTTTCATTGTAAAAGAGTTTATTTGCCCTGTTCTAGTAATGAATGGAGCCATCATCTCATTCATCTGCTGTTGATACTCGCATTTAATTACAATTTTGTATTCAACATTAATGTAAACTGGAATTGGTATCGATAATGTCTGGATAACTATTTTTTTATTAACTCTAGGGAAAAACTTTTGGTTAACGCCTATTGTATCATTTCTGTTTGCTTCCACAACCGCAAAATTTCGTGTTTTATCTTGTTTTATTTTTTTGGCCAAAATCATACGACCAACTCTTCCATTGTGGTCTGGGGAGTAAAGATGGGCTTGATATGAACCTTTTCTTTCCGGATCCTTGGTGATATTAGTTCTTTCAACACTTATTAAAGGCAATTTGAGGGCGCCGGCATCATCTCTTAGCTCTTTTTCATTTTTAATTTGAAATGAGCGCTCAGGTGTTTGCCACAGAACCGGCACATTTACAAAGCCCTCGTTCGTACTGGCTTTCAAGTCTAAATCTTTTTTCATCCAAGACATCAAAGAAAAATCAATGTTTTCTATATCAGATGCAAGCATACCGATCTCTTTCAAAGTTAATTCAGAGTTCATCGGTATCTGTGCAAAGTCAAAATTATCAGGAAGCATCGAAAAGTCCCTTTCTTGCTCTTCGACAGCGTGCGGCAATCTCAAATTCTTTACCGGCTTGTCCAAATAGCAGCTTTGGTTCTGCTAAAGTTACAATTTCATAGTAATAATCACCGTACAAAACGAAATCTCCCTCTCTTACATAGAGATCTTGATCTTCTTCAAGGCGTCTTTTATGAAAATGCACCATAATTTCCCAAGATTTGTCAATACCAGCATTCTCCATATACTCGGTGGAATAATCTGTAAATTCAACAAGAGCATACACTCTAATTGGGGGCAAATACGTCTTTTTGATAGCTTCACCATACAATTCATGAAATTTAGTGGCCCTCAAATCTATTGAGTAATACAATATCTGTTGTCCGATGACTTTTTCAATTAATTCATCGTTAACTTGCTTTACTAAGTCTCTTTCTTTCTTACCCAAAAACAACGGTGGAGGCGGAGCATCAGGTTTTGACCATTTGTTATCATCTGACATTTAAAAACTCCTATCCTACAAATATCGGCAGGGGTGAACGTCGCAAAGTTTCTTCTGCAGCAGTTACCTTCTCCTGATCTTTTTTGGCTAATTCTGGGTATTCTACTTCTTTCAAAATTTCCATCAATTTGTCTTTCAACTGCTGTTGTTCTTCTTTGGCTTGAGATAACAACTCTGAATGGTTGAGAGTGACACTTTCACCCGGTATAGGAATTGTTGTAAACTTACCTCTAATTTGCCCGAGCATTTCTTTAGATAATGCTAAAGCATATTTCCTGATCCATTGTTTTCCAATAGCATTAATGTTTTCATATGGAATATTATCGAAAGGAAGTGTGTTGAGGTTGTTGATGCCTTCAATGCCAGTATCCGTATCCCCTTCTTCTTCAAAGATACTAGATTTAATTCTAAACTTGAACCAAATACGGTCCAAATAGCCAGCAAAATTATCACCGCTTCTTGGCATGGGATAAACTCTCAATTTATTATTTATCAATTCGTATGAATAGTGTGAAACTCTTGTGTACAAAGAGTCCTCATACATAATTGCTTGAAGTTTGTTTTGCCATGTTGGGATGATTTCAAATGTACTGTCATCTGCAAATTGCCCATACGTTGAGGCGTTGCCAACGACTCCAACCCCACCATAATAGCCATAGAATCGCCACATTGCTACTGGAGAACGATAATAAACTTTATCGATAATAATTCTTTTATCCGTAACCTTTCCAGCGTAAGGAACAGCATCGCCGTTGTCGTTAACTCCTGATGTTGAAGAATCTGAGATAATTTTTTGCAGATCATAGTCTTGTTGATTTGCTGTTGTTGTGAAAGACCCGGAGTAAATTGTGGTTGTTCCGCCAACACCTGCCATTGTAGCCATACCATCGGCAATTTTATTTGTGTAATTTGCTTCAACTCTTGGGAACAACAATTGTGAACCGCTTCTTGGCCCAGATATCAAATTGCCTTTATGGTTAAATGTGCCTGTCAGATCACCTAGAGCATCGGATATAACATTTTTACCTTGATGAAGATTGAAGATATACGAGTATTCTAAAACTGCTTCTTCATATGCTGAATAAACATTTGCCGGCGTTAATTCAATGTCCACAACGTCGCCGCCTAGTTTTTTATAAACATATGCTACTTGGTCTGAAGCGCCACTACGAAATGCTGCTGAGCCTGTATATATCCCAAATGGCACTGCGGCCGCTACTTGTTCGACAGAACCCGTTGAAGTAAGAATAATCGCACTTGTTTGTGATTTTGGACTTAAATTTGTAGGCACGCACAGACCCTCCTATTAACTAAATAGTTGAACATAGCCAAAGATAGATAGTTATCTAAGATATTTACGAAGTCTTCTTAGTTGTCTTGGATTTTGTGGTTTTTTGCGGCTTTATTGCTTTTTTAGTAGCCGTTTTTTTGGGTGTACTTGACTTTAAAGATGGTTTGGTGGTTGTTTGTGCTTTATTAACAGTTTTTGTAGTTTTGGCAACAGTTTCTGTTTTCAAAGTTTCAGTAACAGTTTCTGTTTTCAAAGTTTTAGCAGCAGTTTCTGTTTTCAAAGTTTTAGCAGCAGTTTCTGTTTTCAAAGTTTCAGCAACTTCCTCTTTTGCTTTCACTATAACCTCTTCTATGGTATTTTGTGTATTTTCTTGCTCTTGAGCCGCCGCACGACGTGCTGCGTCTCTTCTTCTAAACATTAATCTTTTACGTGGGTGCATGATATATCCTCTCTGTAACCTGCAGTACTAAATAGTTACAAATTAACAAAACGAAAATCTGGAAAAATTGGCTCCGAAATTTTTTGGCAGATCTCCATTTTTAAAAAGAAAAACCCCCTCAGAAAGAGGGGGCAAAACACAATACAAGCAAAACTTAGATTGTTATTTTATTAATTTACTGCATTGTTAAGTCAATAAGAGCGTACTCAGTTGAAGCGTTGACTTGCATAACTTCACCAACAGATCTAGCTACACGTTGTGCGGCACTATCGGCTACACGAGCTTGCACGGCTCCAGCAGTACCACTACTAATTGAAGCACAAACAGAATCACCGATAACGACAGTTCCGGTAACAAGAACAGCAGCAGGGCCGCTTACTTGGTTCCAGAAGTAGTAGTCAGCTGTGACAGCAATTGGTGGAACACCAAC